GGTCAAACGCTTGGCTCATCTGTATAAGTATCGCCTTGGTCTTAGGCGATGCCGTTACTGTCTTGTCAGCAAGCATTAGACGTAAGTCATCATAGGCACGAAGACGACGAATCTTAGACTCAGCGCCCTTGCCTAGTTCTTCTTGAAGCATTGGTCGAGCACCTAAGAATTGTTCTTTCCACATTCCAAACTGATCGCGTAATTGACGCTTTGCTGAATCAGAATATGTAACAGCAAGTTGCGCTTCAAAATTATCACGCTGTGAGTAATACTCTTGCTCATCTTTGGCAGTTTGAATCTCACGAAGGAAATCTTGTAGCGTCTTATTTTCTTTTAGGCCAGACTTATACAGCAACTTATAGGCATCAAAGTTGAAGTCACCTTCACGTGGCATTAGGAATACGCCACCTTCTCTATACTTCTTGAGTAAGCCTTCGTTCTGCTGAATCCAACCAACAGACTTATCTACCGAACGAGCCGCTAGAACTGAGGTATTGTCAGACTCAGAGATGGTATATGGCATCTCATCTGGGAAGAGACGAATCCATTCTTCTGTAGCCTTATCAATACTTCCATATTGATTGATAAGTTGATTGAATACCTGCTTGAACGATGTGCGTTCATTGTCACGAACCCACTTTGATAGGTCACTCTTGAGAGTAATCTGTGGTGATGCTGGAGCAATGAAGCCAAATAGCGCTCGAACAGCAAGGACTGAAATAGTCGCAGACTGAATTTTTTCTTGGTACGCTGCTAACTCTGCTGGAGTTGGTGGTATTTCTAAACCAGTCTCTGGGTCAATCTTTGGCTTTAGTCCATTACCTGAAGCCTCAAGATAGGTAGCAGCCTTACGGAAGGCCGATGCGTACTGTGAATTACGCTCATCTTTGTTCAACGCTGCAAGGATACGGTTGACGTGTCCAGGCAGAACCGCACTTATCATTGGTTGATCTACGCCATAAGTACCTAGGAATGTTGCTTCTAAATCTTTCAACTGAGGCACTACATTGAAAACCATCTTCATTGGCACCGAAGCAAGCGGTCCAGCAAATGTCGGGAATAGTGAATCTGGGTTCATTGAAGGAGTAATCATCTTCAACTTGCCACCGAACTCAACAGGCATTGGAACTTGGAATGCTGTTGGCACACCAAAGGCCTTCATTACGCCGTTCATTACCTTGTAGACAGGTGTTAGGCCAGGATAGAAGAAGTACTGGTCACCATTGTCATCTGTCTGTACAAAGCCAGAGTGTGCTACACCTTCGTAAGTAAGTGATGCACGTGTTACTGCTTCTGGATTGTACTTGACAGTGCGGTAAATACGACGATAAAAGTCTTCAGTTGCACGATAGAAACGAGCAAAGTTACGGCTAGACATAGCCAACTGGCTACGTACTGCAGGGTTATCCACAAATGCTAGAACGCGTTCCTTAGCCAAATCCTCTGCGATAGAAACAATATGAGCCTTAGCCGCAGCCTCTGCTGCAACCAGTTCATCACCAGTTTTACCAGCAGTGAACTGATCCATAATGCGCTTCTCAAAACCAGCCGCACGCATATCCTTACGAATACGAATCATTGAGTCAATGACGAGTGGCTCACGTGAAAATCGAGCATTGGCTTCGCCCATATAATCCCAAGCCTTATCAACCAAGGATGATGCAAAGTTATCGGTATCAGATACTGGAACAAGCGTAGGTCCAGATACCCACTCTGGGGCTAATTCTGGATTCATCTTGTTAGGCAAATCTTCTAGGCGGAAGTCTTTGGTTGAGATGACCATTTCGCCTTTTTCGTTACGAAAACGAATCTTATTGAGCAAGTCTTCATTGACAGTACCATCACGCTTAGAGACAAGGTTCTTGGTTGCCTGCACTACACGCTCTGCGTGTACTCGTGTTGAGGCACCAGTTTCATACAATGAGAATCTTCCGCGTTCTTTAGCTGGCAATCTATCAAGGAACTCTTGGACAGTATTGATTGCTACTGCCTCATCTGGAGTATTACGTAGGTTCATCAAAGCCAAACGACCTAAGTCATCTTTGGAGATAATTCCAATCTGGACCATCCAGCTAATGCGTGCATCATCAGATGCAACTGGGTTGAACTCTGAATAGTCTTTTAGACCTGTGGCTTGCTTGAGTTTCTTATTATTGATTTCAATAGCACCCATCTTGCCAAACTTAGATACATCTGTTGTGGCATTGAGGTACTGATCTCCACCACGAAGAGCGTTCTTTCCGCCTTCTGCTACTGCTCCTAGAGTGTCATCTAGGTATCCGTACTCTGCAATTTCAGCAAGGAGTTCTGCGCCTTCTTTATCAAGTTTGCCTACTACCTTAGATTCAAGGATGGCTCTAGCCATAACCTTTTGTGCAGCCTTTGTATCACCAGATGCAATAGCCTCATCCATCAGGCGTGCATACTCAGCGCTCTGCTTGCGATAAACAAGTTTATTGATAAAACCTAAGTTACCAGCACCCTTTGCTTGGCGTAGTTTTGTAGAAAGTAAACGTGCTTTTGCTACGCCCCAAGGTGAATCACCTACAGCAAGATGAAGCATTAGGTCTTCTGCTGCGTTACGTACTGGAAATCGTGGACCAGCAAGAGTTCCGATTGACCAGTAAGAAGTCATACGTTCTGCCCACTTACTATGAGATACGCCCATAACCCTGTCAATAACTCCAGAGCGAGCGGCTAATCTGTCAAGGTCAATGATAGATGGAACTGCCATATTAGGCGATAGTTGGTATCCAAAAATAGCCATTTGCTGACCATTGAACTCTGCAGGATTGGTAACTTCTGTTACTGAGTTACCAAACTCATCAGTCTTACGCTTGACAACTGAGGCAGCGTATTGTTTATTGCGACCAGAACCAGCAAACTCATCCATATAGGACTTACCTGCTGTTGATTTTGATACACCACGTACTTCAGCTACAGTATTCCAAAGGCCTGCAAAGATTTGCTTGCGCTGACCTTCATTACCAGCGGCAAAAGCCTCTGAGATAATGCGTGAATGGTAACGAGTATTACCTAGACGTGCTAGACGATAGACCTGAGTCGCTGCATCTGGCGCGTTGACATCAAAGAATCCATCTTTGAAGTATGGAATCGTTGTGAACTTACGTGCAAAACGATCAATACGCCCTTGAATCTGAGCAAGAGGCATACGATATGCGCCATCTGCACCTTTGAAACGACCAACTTGCCCTTCTGCTTGAGCAATATCTTCAACACGGGTAGTGATACCAGTGACAATATCTTGATATTCAGGGGCTGTACCGTATAGGGCTTGAACAATTCTTTGTCCAACCTTGTCTATATTGAATACTTTGTCAGTCGCTGTAAAGAAATTGACACGAGCTTTACGCGCTGCGTTTAGGCGTGGTACAAGTGGGGTTTTACGAGCTGATTGACCACTAAGAATGGTCTTGACATCTGCGTGATTTTGTAAATAAGCCTTAGCAGTATCAGCATTTCTGACACCTGCGCTGATAAATTCATCAACTGCAGCAGGACCAAACTCTGGAGCTAGGCGACGAAGCGCTGTTGATGCCTTTTCTGCAGCAACAAGGTCATCTGCCTTACGAGCAGTCTTGAGATTATCAAGTTCTTTACCATAAGCATTGAAAAAATCAGTTACACCGTTACGTCCAGTCAATGGATTCTTGATTGAGAAAGCATTGTCTACTGCTTTAGCATCTCCTGCGATTTTATAGAGCGCATAGTTAGCAGCATCGTAGGCTTTCTTGGCCTTACCTAGGGCAAGTGTCGGATCTGCAAAGACTCGATAGGCAGCATCGCCAAAACCAGAAATTCCTTTGTATAAAAAGCCAGAACCTTCTAGACCTTCTGGAAGAAGTAAGTTTGCTAACTGACGACCTGGTGAGTATTTAGCCGCCTGCACCTTATCAAGTGCATCTTGAAATAGTTTATCTTCGCCTTTGGCTGCAGATGCAGCAATAACTTTTTCACCCTCGGTGCCTGATGCGATAATCTGATCTAGCGGAATACCTTGGGCTACCTTGATAGCAACATTAGTTCTATCTGATCCGTATTTATTGCGAGTATCTGCAATACGAGTTGGGCTAAATACTTGGTCGCCTTTATCGTTTGCCATCTTGAATGCTTTGTCAAGGTCTACACCTTGGTCAAGTGCGATAGCACCCGTACGATAAACACGGGTCATAAAATCTGATACTTCGTTTAGTGTGCCAAATACGCGACCAACAGTTTGTTTTACACCTTGGCCTGCATAGTGAATAGCACTACCAAGCCAACCACGCTTTTGTTCTGGAGCTTCGTTGTCGTCTCCACCGAACAAAGCCACGTGAGCAGTCTGCTGACTTTGTGGCAAAGATTGAAACTTCTGTTGAGCTATAGGTGCAGGCAGCGCTAATAGACCCTTATGAGAATCTAGTAACTTTTGTAGTCCATCTACCTGAGCTTTTTGGCTAGGACTAAGGTTTGCACGAGCTGCTGCTGCTGTGATTGACTCTTGTGGCACTTACATACCTCGCGCTAATGCACGCTGATAGAGAATATCTACATCTCCTGTGTCGTCATACGGAAGCATTCTTGCCAAAATGTCAGAAAGTTTTTCTTGTGACTGTGGTTGCATACCTAGCGCATTTGCTCCAGGGCCAGATCCTATATCAACACCTGCTGTAATTGGTTCCTCTGGGCGTTGCGATGGAGCAAATAATGGGGTTGCTGGTGCTTGTCCCGCTGCTTGACGTACTTCTGTAGCAGTAGCACCGCGAACATCTGGTGTTCTTGCAAGTGGAGCGCCTGCTTTGATAGCGGCATTCTCTACACCTTGACCATAAGTATCTGGTTGGAATGACAAACCATCTGTTCTTGTGGAGAACGGACCTGGACCTGCTGGGCCTGCGAGTGGTCCTCTAGCCATTGTTGTCCTCCATCTTCTCTAAATCTGATGTGAATTGTTCCCACACTCTGGAAACCTTTGTTTTTCTATTTGCGTTATACACTGCTAAATCTAAAATCTCTGATGCGAACATCTCTATGGCTCGCACTATATTCATAAATAAACCTGAGAAAACTACTAAGAAATCTGCGAGAGTGATAGAACGCGGTACGTAATCTTGTTCATCGTCCACGTTCTATCCTCTCAAATAACACTAAGCCTTCTTGCCTTTGCGAGCCTTACCAGCGAAACCAAACTTGACCATTCCGCCTTTTGGCATCGGAGCCTTCTTTGATCCTTCTGTTGGCTTCTGTACTGAAGCCTTTGCACGACCACCTTTTTTCATATCACACCTCCCTTACCCTGCAATAGATGCGAGTAATGACGCTATATCTGGACGAGAGCCAGCAGCAGGGGCCGCACCCATTTGTTCTGGAGTTGGCTGCGAGGCAGGAACGGGGGCCATACCTGCTGCTGGAACTTCTGCGCCCATCGGCACTTCTGGTTGTGGTTCAGGGGAAGGGAATACTTCCTGAACAATCGTCTCTAGTTGCTTACCTTTTTGACGACCTTTGATTACTTCGGCGATTCGGGAAACGATTTGAGAAGGATCTTGACCTTGTGCTGCAATCGCTGGAATAGCCTGGGCGTACTGAGCAACAGCAACACGCAAAGAATCGCGCATCTCTTCAATATCCACACGCTGTTCTTCTTGAGTGACATTGAGCTCCATTGGGATTTCACGACGTACATAGTCGCGGCTTACAAGTTTATCGCTACGCATCTGTAGCAAAGCAATGATGGCGTTGTTGGGATTCATTCCAGACATAATGCCGTAACGAACATCTACGCCGTATTCACCAGCAATCTGCTTGCTTGGTACATACTTCATATTGAACGGTGTACCGTCATCTACGCCTTTGATTTCCTTGGTCATAGAGCCAAAGATTTTCTCGTCTACTTCAAAGCAGAGAGAAACAAGTTCAGTAAATAGGCGTGCAAACTGTGCTTGTGCTGCACGTACTTGGGTATCAAAGCCTGCTTGGAGTGCTTGAACTCCACGACCTGTGATGATGGAAGCATCGACATTACCGCTGCGTACTTCTGGATAACGAGCGCCGAGACGAAGTTCACGCTCTAGGACACCAGATTCAGTAAAGACTCCAGGTGGTAGTTCTAGCGGTACGCGACGGATTGCTTGTGGATTAGCAGAGCGCATAATCGCATCAGGGCCGAGTGCAAGTTCTTGTACATCCTGTGGAATAGCAATCGGTGCTTGGATAGACTTCTCTGCTGCTTGAATTTGTAGAACGGCAAAGCGAGCGCGAGCAAGTTGTACAGCCAAGATGTCATCAAACTGACCGCGTGCTTCGCCATCTAAGGATGAGCGAACTGCAACACGTGCCATACATTTGCCAACAGCATTAGGCAAGTTAGAAAGAATAAGGTTGTTGCGGTCTGGTACGTAGATAAGATCTTGGTCTTTATCGTGGTAGCGAACCATCGTGATATATGGCGAGCCTGATGCGTACTGATTCTTTGCAACAATCTGGTTGTAGAACTCTGGGTATTGCATTGCCAAAGATTCAGCATCAGTATTGACTACCTGAGTGATAGAGATGCAACGACCGAAGCGGTCAAGTTCAGGATAGACACCGAATGGATTGAGCAAGCGGATACGTGGATTGTTTGTCTCGTAATCCATCTCTACGATTGCTGGAAGCATACCGTAGGTGTTGAACCAGTCAGCGCCTGTATACATCTGAATTTGTAGTTCAGACATTGAAACATAATAGTTGGCGATACGAGTTCTAGTATCTGCACTCTTGCGTGCTGAGTCTGAAACCATATTGGTAGCAGCGCAGTTGAATGATGGAAGCGGAGCCATAACCTCAGCGAGGTCACGAGCTGCTACATCTACGAAGTTAGCAACAAGAGGCTTTGGGTATTCTTCTGAGAACATCGCAGGATAGACCTTGCTGATGTCTCCTTGACGCACCGATAGCACGTCACGCATACGTTGATCGCGTGCAGCATAACGCGACTGAAGTCGCGCTACCTTAGCGATTACCTCTTTGGTTGATAACATTGTCCCTACTTCTTCTTTAGTTTGATAACTGGCTTCTTACCAAAGCCCTTCATTGAAACATCTGTATCGCCTGGGTATTTCTTGTTCTTTGAAGGTAGGCTCTTGCCCTTACTGATTGCCGCATCAAGTGCGTTCATTTTCTTTTTGGCTGCCATTAGATTCCTAGTATCCGCTAATAAACTTATTCATTTTCTTTTTTGCTTCGCGTTTTGCAACTCCTGTAGCACGTGTTGCAGTTCTAGATCTTTCAGTACCAATCTGACGCGCTGTGGACTTGAGTGCTTGAGAGATTGCTTTCTTTGTTTGAGATGCAGACATACCAGCAGCCTGTGCTCGCTTCATCAAAAGGTCATAAGCATCTGAATCTACATTGCTATAACGTGCTTTAGCAATAGTTTTAGCAAAAGCCTTATCATCTGTTTCATATGCGCGAGATACATCTTTTACAGTTGCACTCTTGATTTTTGTTTTCTTGGCTTTTTCTAAAGCCTTTGCTTTGTTATATTCAGCAGTAGTTTCTTTTTTGCCAGATTCACCAACAGCAGGTTTATCAAAATAATTTGTTTTTTTGCCGTAGGCTTTTTGTCTTGCTTTCTTTGCTTTGTCTGATGCTGATGACATATTGTCTCCTAGATGAACTGTCTGTCTTTTTCTGCAAGGAGTTCATCTATGTTGATGACCTTGCGCTTGCCACGTTCAAAGCGTGACAAAAATGGATTTCTCATATGGTGGGTAGTGTGGATGCCTTGGTTGAGCCACTCACGTGCTTTGATTTCACAGAACCATAAAGCCATCACCATATCGGTCTTACCCTTAGTGGTAGGTGACCAGGTAATAAGTTGCTCTATCAGGCTCTTGATATTTTCTGTCTGATCTGATGGGAGATGAATGATGTTATCTCGGTGGTGCTTACCATCGGGTTGCTTAGTACCAAAGAGGGTGGACATAGAAGCCACACCAAAGCCTGCATCCCACTTATTGTTACCAGTGTGGTGTTCTCTTAGTACAGTTCCCTTCGATGCAAGGAATTGTCTAATTCCTTCATCTTGCGTGAGAAAAGATTGAAAGGCATTACGCTCCACGATCCATTCCGATGGTGCATATACGTGAGTCCAATCGGTAATGAGTTGCCTGATTTGTGCAGGCGTAGGACGCGTAATTTTGATAGCGTCAACAACGTAGCGCTTATGAGTAGACCTATCAACTGCATAACAGACTGCCGCTGTGTCTCCGACCATCGCTGGGTCCAATCCACAAACAAAACTGAAACCGCCCAGGTCCCTGGGGTGACCTGGACTGCCAGGCACCAATCGACCTGCTTTTCGCATTCCATCGATAGAGCCTTTCACACAGACAGGATCAAAGATTGCATCATCAGATATATCTTGCTGTTGATAAATCAAAGCCCAGGTGGAGGCATCCATAGCTTGACGCTCGTTGTATAAGTTGCGTCCATTCCAGCGAGGCCATAGGCCTTCTTCTGTTTTCTGTTCTTCAGGTTGTCCATCAAAGGGTGCATCTGAATAAGGCCAAAGAGTGACCCACTTGTCAGGGTCTTCGTGTGGTTCAAGGAGCGCTGGCATTGCCAGGTATGTCCAAGGAACTAAGCCGCCAGGGTAGCGGTCTTGTGATCTAAGTTCTTTATACAGGTCTACCGCTGATACGCGGGTACCAATAACGATGAGTTTACCTGTCGGGTTGAGACGGCTTCTAACATCTTGGGTGAGCCACTTGATTTGTCGTTCAAAGTCATTTGCGTTACTCAAGGTTACTGCGTCATCTATGATAATCATATCTGCACGCTTACCGTAAATCTGACCGCCAATACCTACGGCTTCAATGTTCGGGTCCTTCTCAGATGACTCACGGAGTTCATCACCAAAGGTAACACGGGTAGCCTGCCAGGAGGCTGTCTTAGATTTGAACCCAACCCCAGCGGCGTAGGCCTGCTGTAGTTCTTCGTACATTGGATGCGTCAGTCGCTGCTTGATAGCATAAAGGAAGTCTGCGGCTAGACGCTGGGTTTGGGAAACTATGAGAACTCTAAAGTTCGGGTTATTGACAATCTTCC